AACAAGAGAATCTCTACGACGACGACCAGAAAGAGCGCGAGGAACACGCCCACGAGCTCGCCACCTACATCCGCGCCCATCCCGCCCCTCACCACTCCCTGCGCTCGCGCGTCCGCGTCCTCAGCCACGTCGGCGAGGATGAACTCGACCGCCTGCTCCCCGAGGTGTCCTACTGGCTGGACCTCTTCGACTGGCAGGAGAAGCACAACTCATGAGCCAGACCCTCATCGCCCCGAACCTCGGCAAGGCCAAGGCGGCCGAGCTTCTGCAGCACACTATCGAACTGATGGACCTTCTGCGCGAGGTAGAGCGCCGTATGGCGCGATTGGAGCCTCGGCTGCATCCGAATAGCGGTCACAGCGCCAAGACGTTCTACGCCGCCTCTGAGGCCTGGAAAACCAGTACCGACAATGTGCGCACAGTTTACGAAGAGATCGAGGCGCTCGCCATCAAGCTCAACCAGCAGGCGCTCTAGTGCAGCCGCGGAAGATCCAGCCCCGGCGCCACCCCGACCATCCCGAGCAGCAGCGCAATGATGACCAGCGTAAACACTACCACCAGCGCAATGCGAATAAACCGAGCCGGCGGATCGGGGATCGGCAGCGTCGCCACCAGGTAATCGAACAGCCAATACACGAGACCGAAAACAATGGCGTATATCAGCAGCGTGAACAGCGCGGAAACCATGGGCATGCCCTCCTTCGGGGGCCCATCATTAGCACGAAACAAGACGCTCGATATGAGCCCGGCTCAAATCGAACTGTGGCTCACCAAGATGAAGCGGGCCCGCCGCGCCAAATCCGACGCCGAAGCCGCCCGCCTGCTCCACATCAGCGCCAACTCGATGGTCCGGCTCAAGGCCCGCGGAGCCGACCATAGAACGCTGCTCGCCTGCCTCTACCTGCTGCACTGCGACCGGGCCTTTCTCGAGGGACTACGCCTATGACACCGCAAGAGTTCGTCGCGTGGCATCGCGGCTATATGGCCGCGCTCGACAATGCCTGCGGGATACGCAAGACCGCAGCCGTCATGACCACCGCCCTCAGGGACATCCGCAAGGCTGCCGCCAGCGTGCAGTCCGATGAGCAGCCTCCGCGCCGCTTCATCACCGTGCCGGACGCAGAGGCGGGGCAGAACGAGTCGCTTCCATGAGCCTCCGCCCCAAACCCTTCGCCCTGTTCTTCATCGGCGTCTTCTTCACCTTCGCCGTGATCGTCCTGCTGATCCTCATCCTCGTGCCGCCGGAGGCCATCCAATGAGCAGCCACGAACGCACCCATCCGATGGATCTCCTTGAGCGCAAGTTCGCAAACGACGCCGAGGCCCACCACCTCCTCGCCGTCTTCTATGCCGCCATGACAGCGCAGCGCGTAGACATCAAACGGGAATACTATGTCCGCGTCCGCCAGTGCGTCGAGGAGCACATTCGACTCTCAGGAGATCAATATGACCACCGATGACGAAGAAGAAACCCGCATTGGCAAGGCCGTCGAAGCCCTCACCGAAGCCTGCTTCACAATTGCGCTGCGCTTCGACGTCTGCGCGCTCTGCCTGATGTACGAAGCCGCCAATGTCGCCAGCGAAGCCGAGGACGCCGGCGACGCCCACCACCGCGGCGTGCCCCTGCAAACCCACCCGGCCCACAAAACGGTGCTCTAGATGCCAACCAAAGCCGATCCCGCGAAACTTCGACGCGAACTTACGGAGAATCGCTACAGGCTCACCGACTACGACGTCCGGCAGCACCCTTCAGGAGACAACTGGTGGGTGACGCTCCGCGGCTCCCCGACCATCGGCCCCTGCGACAGCGAGCGCGAGGCATGGCAGGCCCTCGATCAGTTGCTCGAGGAAGCCCTGCGCGAACGCGAAATCCGCGAATGCCCATACAACCAGCCCCACAAAACAGTTCTTTGACGATATCGCTAACCAGTGCTAACCTTGATATGCTTAGGCCAACGGACGTGGCGCGATGTCCGCTTGCAATCCGCAGTCGAGGCTGCTTGCCTTCACCCCCTCAGGTGAAAAGTGGCGTTGAGGGACGGCTTCAGGCTTGCAGCGCGTCACGTTCTCAGACAGGCAAAGTCCTACAGGTTCCCGACAGTGGTTACAGCGTGACAACAAAGGAACAGCAACGCGGCCTCATCCCGTGGAAGGCAGGACAGTCCGGTAATCCAACCGGCCGCCCCAAAGGCATCGCCGCCCTCGCTAAGGAACAGGCCGGCAAATGCGTCGAGATACTCACCAAGGCGCTGAGCAATCCAGACGACAGGATCGCCATCGTCGCAGCCAACTCTCTCCTTGACCGCGCCTACGGTAAGCCTATCACCATGAGCGCCAACGTCACCGAAGGACTGGAGGACGCCAACCTTGATGAACTCCTCGCTGTCCTCGATGAGCTTAGACAGGCTCGACAGGCTCATCTCGACCAACGAGGCGCTGGTAGCGCGGATTCGATCAATTAACCGCCTGTCCCAGTATGAGCCTTATCCCAAGCAACTCGAGTTCCACGCCCTCCAGGTCCGCGAACGCCTGTTCGTCGCCGGCAACCAGCTTGGCAAGACAGTCGCCGGAGCCGCGGAACTCTCCATGCACCTCACCGGCGCCTATCCGCCATGGTGGCAAGGTCGACGCTTCGATCATCCCATCATTGCAATTGCGGGGTCAGAAAGCGCGGAGCTTACTCGCGACGGCGTCCAGCGACTACTCGTCGGCCCTCCCGATCAGGAGGAGAACTGGGGGACCGGCTTTATCCCAGCAAGTGCTATTGTCGCACGGACTCGACGGATGGGCGTTTCAAACGCCCTTGATACTGTCACCGTCCGTCATGGCAGTGGTGGCCAAAGCACGCTCTACCTGAAGTCTTACGATCAGGGCCGCTCCAAATGGCAGGCCAACACAGTGCATGTCGTCTGGTTCGACGAAGAGCCCCCCGAAGACGTCTACTTCGAGGGCATAACCAGAACCAACGCCACCAACGGCATCGTCTATCAGACCTTCACCCCGCTGAAGGGCATGTCGGCCGTCGTCGCCCGCTTCTTCCTGGAGGAAAGCCCCGACCGCGCCCGCGTGACCATGACCATCGCCGACGCCCTGCACTACACCCCGCAGGAGCGCCAGCGCGTTATCGACAGTTACCCAGCGCACGAGCGCGAGGCCCGGACGCTCGGCATTCCGACGCTCGGCTCCGGCCTTATCTTTCCGGTTCTAGAGGAGAACATCATCTGTGACCCAACCCCCATCCCCCGTCATTGGCCTCAGATCGGCGGCATTGACTTTGGCTGGGACCATCCCACCGCTGGGGCACGTCTGGCATGGGATCGCGATAATGATGTCGTATACCTCACAGCAGATTACCGCCAACGCGAGCAAACCCCTGTCTTTCACGCAGCCGCCCTCAAGGCATGGGGCCTATGGCTGCCCTGGGCGTGGCCCCACGACGGACTGAACGACACCGCGGCAGGAGAGAACCTGGCCGCCCAGTATCGCCAGCAGGGGCTGTCCTTCGTGCCCATCAAAGCAACCTTCGAGGACGGCTCCAACAGCGTCGAGGCCGGCTTGATGGATATGCTCGACAGAATGAGAACTTCTCGGTGGAAAGTTTTCAGCACATGCGGGACATGGCTCGAGGAGCGCCGAATGTATCACCGCAAAGACGGAAAAGTGGTGAAAGAGCGCGACGATACTATCAGCGCCTCCCGCTACGCGCTAATGATGCTCAGGTTCGCCGATGTGGAGCGCTCGACGGTGATCAAGTACAACCCCCCGAAGATCATCTAGATGACGGACAAGCGCATCATCGACACCGAGGCGATCGCGCTCGACGACATGGATGCGCTCTACACCAAGCTGGAAAAGCTCGGCTGCCGATCCTTCAAGGACCTGCGCTGGGTGCTGTACTCGATCGGCATCGTGCTGGAGCCCACCGAGCCCGCCTCCCGAGCCCACCTGCGCGCCGCGCTCGATCACCTGAAGTCCAAACGCCCGAGGAAGGGAGCCACTCATGGCTGACCCCAAGCGCAAGTCTGTACCCTTCACCAAGGCCATTCTGGATCGAACGATATTGCAGGCTGTCGAGCATAACAAAGACCTGCAGCGCATGCTCACTGAGCGCTTGAACGAAATCATGAAGGAAGCCGATCATGGCCCGAAGCTATAAGCCCCGCCTCGGCTCCATCGACCCGCACGCCGGCGGCAAGGGGGCAGGCAGCCAGACCGAGGAAATGTCGGACTCCGACCTGGCGGCACTGGTCAGTGAGCTCGTCCGCGAAAGCGAGGTGGCGAGGGATGACGACACCGACGGCGGAACCCTCAAAACGAGAGAAAGAGCCCAGGAATATTTCGACGGCAAAATGCCGGACACACCCGCCGATGAAAACCGCTCCAAGGTCATCAGCAAAGACCTCCGCGCCGTCATCAAAAAAGTCATGCCGGCCCTCGTCCGCACGATCTTAGGCAACGACAAAGTCGTGGAATACATCCCGACCAAAGAGGGCGACGAGGAATATCACGAGCAGGCGACAACGTATGTCAACGACGTGATCCTGCCCGAAACCAGCGGCTACGACGCCATCTACGACGCCATGCACGACGCCGCCCTGCAGCGCAACGGCTTCCTGAAGTGGTGGTTCGAGGAAAAGGTCAAGGTTGGCGAGAAGCGCTATACCGGCCTTGATCAGCAAGCCTTCACCAAGCTGATGGAGCCGGACGAGGTCGAGGCGCTGGAGCATACCGAATACGAGGCGCAGGTTCAGGGCGTTGATCCCATGACCGGCATGCCGACCATGATCCCGGAAAAACTCCGCGATGTGAAGGTCAAGATCATGCGCAAGGTGCGCCAGGTCAGGCTGGCCTGCTATCCGCGCGAGAACATCCTGATCCACCCCGACGCGCTGACCATCGAGACGGCGCAGCTGGTGGGCACAGTCGAGAAGGTGACGCGCTCGGACCTCGTCGCCATGGGCTACGACTATGACATGGTGATGGACCTGCCGCTGTCCGACGACCAGGACGAGCAGGAGCAGGCGGAACAGACGCGGCGCCGCAATCTCGAGGACGGCAAGACCTATTCGCCCGGCACTGAGGAAATCGACTACTACGACCTCTATGTGCGGGTTGACTACGACGACGACGGCATTGCGGAACTGAGGCGCATTGTCATTGCCGGGGCGCTCACTGAGGAGAACATCCTCGAGAACGAAATGTGGGACGACGCCCCGCTTGCCGACGTGAAGATCGAGCGCCGGCCGCACCAGTTGGAGGGCCAGTCGGTCACTGACGACGCCGCCGACATCCAGCAGATCAAGTCGGTGCTGATCCGCAGCGTCATGGACAACATCTACAGCCAGAACAACCAGACGCCGATCTATGTCGAGGGCTCGATCAAGAACCCGGACGCCTTCTACAACCGCAAGTTCGGTGAGCCGATCATTGCCAAGGCGGGGACCGACGCGCGCACCGCAGTTAGCTATTTGACGGTGCCGAACATGACGCAAGACGCCTTCAACATGCTCCCCTATTTCGACGCCATGCTGGAGGACCGCACAGGCGTCAGCGACGCCTCGTCGGGCTTGGCCCCGGACGCGCTGCAGAACATGACCGCCAAGGCGAGCGCGATGATCGAGCAGTCCGGCATCGGGCAGACCGAGCAGATGGTCCGCACGGTGGCCCGCGGCGGGCTCGAAAAGATGTTCAAGGGTTTGTTGAAGCTCATTGTCCAGCATCAGGACAAGCCGCGCACGGTGTGGCTGACGGATCGCTGGGTGACGTTCGATCCGCGCAACTGGAACGGCGAGATGGGCTGCAAGGTCAATACGGGCCTTGGAGCAGGGACGCGGGAGCGCGACATGGCGGCGATCGGCTTCGTGCTGACCCTGCAGGAGAAGTTCCTCACCGCGCTGGGGGCTGACGACAACCCGTTCGTGACCCCGGAAAACGTCTGGAACGGAGTCAGTAAGGCGGTCCAGGCGACGGGGCTGCCCAGTGTGACGTCCTACTTCACGAAGCCGGACGAACAGAAGCTGGCCGAGCGCAAGCAGCAGAAGGCGGCCAAGGAAGATCCGATGGAGAAGGCGGCCCGGCTGCAGGCGGAGGGCGCCATTGCGGTCGAGAAGGTCAAGAGCGAGGGAAACCTGGCCGTTCAGGGCCAAAAGAGCCAGTCCGACGCCCAGAAAATGCAGATGGAGATGCAGAAGGAGGCGACGCTGGAGCAGGCGCGCATTCAGCGCGAGGCGGCGGTCGAGCGCGAGCAGATGCAGGCTGACTTGCAGGTGAAGCTCGCCGAACTGCAGAAGGAGCAGGCCATCGAGGAGCAGAAAATGGCCTGGGAGCGCGAGAAACTGCAGATGGAGTTCGCCCACGAGATTGCCTTGAAGCACATCGAAATGCGGATAGAGGAGCAGGCCCGCGAGCGCCAGGCTGAAATCGACGATCGCCGCCGGGTCGAGGACTATTCCCAGGAATTGTTCATGAAGGACAAGGACGCCGAACAGCAAGAGGATCGGGGGGCGTTTCAGTAATGGCTGATCCGCGCCGCCTGCGTGAACTGCTCGGCTTTGGCTACGGCGCGCCGTCGCCGGCCATGAGCGCTCTGGAGCCGTTCCATGCCGGCGTGGACCCCGCCTACATGCCGCAGGACGTGGTGACGGCGTCGCCCACAGAGGGGCCGCGCGGCTGGGTCAGGAGCGGGCTGGAGTCCTTGTTCGGAGCCATTGCGCCTTCGGAGCGGGCGGCCTCGAACATGGCCGAGAAGGTGACTAATCTGTCCGACTTCGTGAATGTGCCGCAGGAGGCTTTTGACATCGGCACGGAGATTGGCAACACGCTGCAGGGCGGCGATCCGCGCATGCTCGCCATGTCGTTGCTCCCCGGCAAGGCGGCTGACGAGCTTGTCCCTGCCGTCAAGGCAGCGCAGAAGGCTATCCGTGGCTATCACGGCTCCAAGGTTCCCGGCCTGACCGAGTTCGACCCATCGAAGATGGGGACCGCGACAGATGCGGGGCAACTGGGGCAGGGCATTTACCTGTCCACCGACCGCAGGGTGGCGGAAGGGTATCCGCACCAATATGAGGCCGATGTCGGGCTTTCCAATCCGCTTCAGTTGAGCATGCCTGACTGGAGGACCGACAAGTCGGAATTGGTCAAGGCGGAACTCGGATTGCCGAAGGCCGCTGATGCGGCTGCTATTTCCGAAGCATTGAGGGAGCGCGGCCATGACGGCGTGGTGCTGGATTATTCGCCCGCGGGATATGCCCATCAGGAGATGATGGTTCTCGATCCGAAGAACGCGTCAATCGTCCCTGCCGTCAAGGCAGCGCAGAAGCAAATCAGGGCCTATCACGGCACGCCGCATGATTTTGAGCGGTTCGACCTTTCCAAGATCGGCACAGGCGAGGGCGCACAGGCGTATGGGCATGGGCTGTACTTCGCCGAGAACGAAGGCGTGGCGAAGGACTATCGCAACAAGTTGGCAGACCGCCCAAAGGTGTTGGCGGGCGGTGAAGAGATCACTCCGACAACGGGGCTGGGCATTTTCAACAAAACCGATGCCGACGCTACAGTTGCCGCGAGGCTGAGCAGTTGGGCCAAGGCGCAAACGGTGACGGGGAGTGAGCAGGCTACCGCCGCTGAGGCCGCTGCCAAGGTTCGAGCCGATCTAGAAAACGGCATGCGGTTGGCGCAGGAGAAGGGCAACTTCGATCTGTGGTCGAGCCTCAATGACCAGAAACTGTCGCTTCAGCGCATGGAGGAGCGTGGCCTCGATCTGAAGCATGGCGGCCACATGTACGAAGTCAACATCAACGCCGATCCTGACGCGTTCCTCGATTGGGATAAGCCGCTGAGTGAGCAGCCAGCCGCAAAGGATGCGTTGCTTGGCCTACTGCCTCCCCCTGGAACCAGCGGCTATTACGACGACCGCTTCTTGGCTGCTCCTACCAAGGAGGGCGGCTATGAGTACAAGGCTGACGTTGGACGCTTCATCAACGAACTCGGCAAGGGGAACTCGACAAAGTTCACCGAAGCGATGCGCGAGAAGGGCATTCCCGGCATCAAGTACCTAGACGCTGGCTCACGCGGTGGAGACGGTACGCAAGGCTCGCGCAACTATGTCGTGTTCAGCGATGAAATCATCGACATCGTGAAAAAGTATGGCATTGCGGGCGCGCTCGGCGCGGGCCTCATCACCCAGCAGATGGCCGACCAGCTACAGGCCCAGCAGGGCGGAGGACAATCCTGATGGAGCCGACCGAAAAGCAGGCTGCGGCGCGGACCATGCTGCACGACAGGCTGGTCACTGAGCTGCTCGCCGAAATGGAGCGCAACGAGGTCGATGCGGCCGTCATGGCGGTTCCGGGGGCGCATGATTTCCGCAATGAGGCTTTAGCCAACGTGCGGGCCATACGACGGCTCAGAGACGCCTTGGAAATCGCGGCCAACAGTGGTACTCGTGAGGAGCGACCCTCTTCGAGAGCGCCCGCATAGAGCGCCAAACGAGAATAGGAACACGCCTTAATGCCTACCGAAGCCAGCCCATCCCCAAATGGAGCTTCAAACACCTACGAAGGGGGCCTGTCTCTTGAGCAGGCTGCCGCCCTGGATTTCGATGATACGTTGGACGGAGCCGATGACGAGTCGGCCAGCCCGGACGACGAGGAAGAAACCGAGGTTGACGATCAAGACGGCCCGAACGATCCGGATGACGACGAAGACACTCCGGACGATGACTCGGAAGACGAAGACCCCGACGATAAGGACGACGACGGCCAACCCAAACCGCGTGTTTTGGAGCCGAGCGACCTGCAGGCCCTCGTAACCCTCCCAGATGGCACCCAGTCAACCGTCAAGGAACTGGTCGACGGCAATCTGCGCGAGCGCGATTATCGCATGAAAACGGCTGAGGTGGGCGAGGCCCGCCGGTCGGTGATTGCGCAATCCAATCAGGTCAACGGCGTGTTTGACGCGCTGGTGGATCATCTGGCGCAGCACCTGCCGGATGAGCCCGATCGTTCCCTGCTTTTCTCTTCCGATCCGAACGTCGTGGCGTCTTATCATCAGGCGAAAGCCATGCATGAAGCGGCCATGGAGCAACTGGCCTCCATCACAGCGATGGGCAAGCAAGCCAAACAGGCTGAAGGACAACTCACCGCCGAACAGCGGGCCGAGAAATACAAGGCGGAAAATGACGCCCTTGTCGCCTACATGCCTGAGCTTGGAGACCCGAAAAAGCGTGATGAACTCAATGCCAAGGCCCGCGCGGCCGCCAAGCATCTCGGCTTCAATGACCAGGAAATCAACAGCAACATGGACTCCAGGTTCTACCTGATGGGCCTGTTTGCCTTCGATGGCCTGGTGGCGAAAAGCCGGGCCAAGACGGCATTGAAGAAGGTCCAGAACGTGCCGCCAGCCCAGCCCGTGGAGCGGCGCGCGCAAAAGCCCGGCGAGCAGCGGTTTAGAAAGCAGAAAGAACGCGTGGCCCGATTGGTCAAGTCGGGGTCGATCAAGGATGCACTGGCCGTCGATATCGATTTTTGACGGTTTGTAATCCCTGACTGACCCTTCGATGACCTCCAATCGAAGGAGCGAGGCATATGCCCGCCGTAGGCAACACGTTCATCTCGACATCCGCAAAGGCTAACCGCGAGAGCCTCGACAATGTGGTCAAGTGGATCACCCCCGAGGACACCCCCATTTATTCGATGATCGGCAAGGGCTCGATCGACTCGACCCATCCTGAGTGGGCCATCGACACACTGACCGCGCCGGGCGCCAATGTTCAGACGGAAGGCGACGAATTTACATTCGGGGCCGTCACGCCGGTCGTCCGGGTCGGCAATTACACGCAGATTTTCCGCAAGGACTTCATCGTCTCCGAAACCCAGGAAGCCATCAAGAACGCCGGCGACGCCGAAAAAACCAAGCGCAACATCATTAAGAAGGGCATCGAAATCCGCAAGGACGTCGAGTTCTCGATCGTGAGCAACGTCGCCTCGCTGTCCGGCGCGGCGCGCGTCTCTGGCGGCCTGCCGTCCTGGCTGACCACCAACGTCAGCCGCAACTCACCGGGCGTCAATGGCGGCTACAGCGTCGGCACCGGCTTTACGGTTGCGGAGACCCCCGGCACGCTGCGGGCCTTCACCAAGGCGCTGATGGATGCCGTGGCGGGTGCTGCCTACTCGGCCGGCGCCGATGTGCGCAGCCTCGTGGTGTCGCCTTACATCAAGAGCGTGTTTGTGTCGTTCATGTCAGACCCGGCCGTGGCGGCGTTTCGCTACAATGCCGACAAGTCGGGCACCAAGACGCTGATCAGCAACGCCGACGTCTATGAGGGGCCGTATGGCACCATCACGGTCAAGCCGAACCGCGTCATGGCGGTGTCCGCCGCGGTGGCGCGTCGGGCCTTTTTCATCGATCCCGATATGATGTCCTGGGAATGGCTGCGCAAGATCCACAAGGTGCCGGACGTGGCGGTGACGGGCGACGCCCGCAAGACCGTGATTATCGGCGAGGGCTGCCTGAAGGTCGACAACGAAGCCGCGCATGGTGTGGTCGCCGACATCTTCGGCCTGACCGCGTCCACGTAAGGGTTCAACCCATCAGGTTCAACCCATAGCTTTTATGGGTTCAACCCATCCCTTCACCCCTTTTGGAGATATGGCTATGGCCAAAGATACAACCACAGTAACGGTCGGGGCAGTTCGCGAACTGACCTCAACGGAAATCGCCGAGCGGGAAGCCACCGCCGGCAAGGAAGCGGCGCCGTCGCCGCGCGATCCTAACGAAGCCCATGCGCAGGCCGTCGAGCTTATGAGGAAGGCGGCGGAATATGACCCCTTCTCCACAGTCGGCATCAACCGCAATCCGGTCGGCCTGGTCGAAGACACCACGGAGACCAAGACGACGACGACCTCGACGGCGCGCTCGGTAATCAAGGGCGAGCCGGAGAAGCTGACCAAGGTTAAGCTGCTGATGGACTGGCGCGATGGCCAGGGCCTGCTGCATGGGCATGGCGAGGAACTGAACCTGCCGCCGAACGAGGCAATTAAGTTGCTCGACGAGCGCCGGGCGGAGCGGTCCGACCCGCCGAAGACAGAAGACCCAGGTCTGAAGAGGGAAGACGCCCTCACGACCGCGAAATCCGGCAAGTAGGTCCACCGCCACTTGCCGTGATGCCCGCTGCGGGGCGGGTTAAAAGAGTGCTGGGGATGAATGTCCCTGAACCGCCTCAGCACTCTTTCCCGCGCCCCCAATCCCCGCACAAGGAATGTTGTTATGCCCGCAAATGACAAGTCAAAAGCCACAGAAACGCCGGTCCTGGTCGGCCCGACGCCGAACCTCGATCCACCGGAATCCCGCGAGCCGACCGACGCTGAAATTGCCGACTTTCTAAAGCGGCGCGCGCTCGCCATGACGGACGAGGAGGTCGAGGCGGCCAATATCGACCATCAGCGCCGCCTCGTGCTGGCGGAAATGGAAAGCCGCCGGAGGGCCAAGGTCGGCCTGACGCCGCGGCCGAAGGAGCAACTGGTGGTCATCAAGCTGACGCACGATTACTGGCCGTCGCCGCAGCAGGTGGTGGACAATCCGCAGGTTCCAAGCGAACTGGCGATCGTGCCGCCGCCGCAGGTCGATCGGGTCGGCGTCGAAATCATACCGGAGGCCCGCTTTAAGGCCGGGGCCACCCTTTATCTCGACATGGATACGGCCCTGATGCTGCTCAGCGAACGGAAGGCCGAGCGGGCGGACCCCTTGCGAACCGTGATGGGCAACGCCTGATGTCCGAAATCCGCGATGGCGACTTTACGCTGGTGGATTACGACCCGGAAATGGGCCGCTCCATCTGGCATGTGCACCAGGATGGCAAGGACATTTTCCGAATTGATTTCGAGGTCGCGAAGACGCTGGAAGCCAACAAGGCGGAGTATAACGCTGCCGATCGGGGCTGGAAGGGCGATTGGCACAAGGTGGCGAGTGTGCCGCATAACATCCTGCATGCCTCCGGCTTCGAGGAAGCCAACCAGCAGCGCGACAAAAAGTGGATTTCGAACTGGCTGAACGATCCGAACAATCGCGGCTGGAGAACCAAGCCGGGGAAGGTGTGATATCGTCCAGTTTCATACTCACGTTCTCCCCACAGCCACCAAGGCGGAGGCCGAGGCGGCATCGCGCGATGATGTCTCCCTGTCCCCAGCCTCCTTGTTCGGGGCCGTGTTGCCCGTCACGACGGCCGGCAACGTCAAGGGCTCGGTGCGCCTGACGGTCGGCAGCGAAGAACCCCTAAGCCCCGCCATCAACGACGTCTGGATCGACACGACATGAGTCTGAATGGACAATCATCCGGCTTCGGGCTGGGCAGAGTAAAGGTCCAAACCACGACCAATCGGGGGCTGCCGGTCGAGTTCTACGTTGACGAAATCACTCGCCATATCCTCTACATCTCGGACACTGCCCCGCCCGGCATTCGCGAGCAGGCGCGCGCCTATCGCGAGAATGTCAAAGGCGTGCTGGACGCCGGCATCCGGCAGGCCATCCAGTCCAACCACACCACCCTGATCTACCAACTGAGGCAGGCCGGCATGCACGAAGCAGCCGCGCTTGTCCTTGCCAGCAAGGAGTAAAGACCATGGCAGCCACAGCAGGCATTTGCGATACCTTCAAGCAAGAGGTGCTGATCGGCACCCATAACTTTACGGTTGCGACCGACTCGTTCTCGATGGCGCTGATGACCTCGGCCTCGACCAACACCCCGTCGACGCTGACCAACTATAGCGGCATCGTCGGCGAGGTGTCGACGTCCGGCACCGCCTATGCGGCCAAGGTGCTGACCAACGTCACCCCGGTGCTGAACGGCAACCAGGGCTGCGTTTCGTTCAGTTCGCCGATTACCTGGACGGCGAGCACCTTTACCGCCCGCAGCGCCATGATCTACAACACGACCGATGGCAACAAGGCCGTCTGCATTCTGGATTTCGGCGGCGACAAGACCTCCAGCGCCGGCGATTTCACCATCACCCTGCCCGCACAGACCGGCGGCAACGCGATTATCCGCATCACCTGAAGGCTGCCTAAATGGCCTGGTCGATTGTTGGCGTCTCGACGCCTGTCGTTGTCGCGACCACCGGCCACACGCTAACCGAACCGGCGGGCGTGGCGGCCGGCGATCTGCTGATCGCAACGTTCTCGACCCGCATTGCCTCGACGACCCCGATGACCCTGGCGTCGGGCTGGACGCTGGTCAGCGGCCAGAACAACAACAATACCCTCACCACGTCCAGCGCGCTGCCGACCGGCGTGATGGCCTATATCGTGCGCGGCGCGTCGGCCCCGGCGCTTACCTTTACGCACCCCGTCGCGCCGTCGCAGTCGATTGGCCAGATTGTCGCCTATCGCGGCAACGCCACGTCATCGGTGCTGGCCAATGCCGGGTCGGTCACTACGCCGACAGCCACCACGGCGGTCAACGTCGCCGGCATGACCACAACAGAGGCCGACAACCTGATTGTCGTCATGTTGGCCGGCGGGCAGGAGGCGGCATGGTCCGGCTTTACCAATGCACTGCCTGTGTATTGGAGCAGTAGCGACAAGGCGGCGGGACTCACGCTGTCCAATGCCGACAAAACAGCGACATATTCTTCGGGGTCCTCTCAGGGCATTCGATCGATTGTAGCGAAGACGAATGGAACAGCCGGTAAATATTACGCCGAGTTCCTACTCGGTGGCGGCAGTATTCCAAGCAGTCTCGGTGTTTCACCACTGACGAATGCACTGAGCTCCTACTCATTAACGTGCAGAGTCAGTGACACGGGCGCCATTTGGGTAATCGGCGTGAATGTCGGCTCATTCGGCGCTGCAATTGCTATCGGCGATGTGATTTCTCTCGCCTGGGACACGGGCGCTGAGAGGATCTGGTTTCGCAGGAATGCCGGCAACTGGAACAATACAGCGGGGCATGATCCGGCAACCAACACGGGCGGCTTCGATGCGTCGGCTGCCGCCAACACCGACCATGCTCTATGGTCGATTTTTGACTTTGCCACCACGGCGGTAACGCTCCGCACACTAACGGCGGAGTTCACGCAGTCTGTTCCTTCCGGCTTTACAGCGTGGTCGCCGGGTGTCCCGATAACGGCCTCCGGCGCGACCAACACCACCACCGCGCCGAGTTCAACGGCATGGATCGAGCGCGCCGACAGCCTCAACACAAGCGGCGCGGATGGCTCGCTCGCTATTTTCGATGCGGTCAAGGCGACGGCGGGCGCGACGGGCAATGTGTCGGTCACAGCCTCGGTCAGCGCCGGTCATGTGCTGGTCGCCGGCGCGTTCAGGATTGCTTCGGCTGGTGGTGGTGTTTCAGTAGCAGCAACGGGCGTCAGTGCAGGCAGCGCGGTCGGCACAGTCACGGTTGCCACAGTTGCCAACATTTCATTCGCTGCTACCGGCCAGGCAGCAGGCAGCGCGGTCGGCACGGCCACGGCAACCGGCAAGGCCAATGTCACCGCGACCGGCGTTGCTGCTGGAGCGGCGCTCGGCACTGTCGCCACCGGGCAGGGTGTTGGCGTCACGACGACCGGCCAGGCAGCCGCCGCGGCGGTCGGCGCAGCCACGGTCAGCGGCAAGGCCAATGTCACGGTTGCGGGCGTCACTGCGGGCACGGATGTTGGCGCGCCGGGCGTCGCCACTGCGGGCGGCGTTTCGTTCGAGGCTATCGGCGTTTCCGCCGCCTCGGCGCTGGGCACTGTTGCGGCTGTCGGCAAGACCAACGTCACAATCGATGCGACGGGCGTAGCGTCGGCTACGGCGCTTGGCTCGGTTTCGGTCGCTGGCAAGGCCAACGTCACGTTAACCGGCGTGGCGGCTGGGTCTGCGCTCGGCACGCCGACGGTCGTCGGCCAGGTTATCGTTACGCCAACGGGTGTGGCTGCCGCCACGGCTGCCGGGACGGTCTCCATCGTCGGCAAGGCCAACGTCACGCTAACCGGCGTAACAGCCCCTGCGGCGCTCGGCGGCGTCTCCGCCTCGGCGGGCGGCGGCATATCGGTTACTCCCGCCAGCGTCACCGCAGGGGCTGAGGTCGGCGCGCCCTTCGCCTACGGCACGTCCGCCTCGGTGGCGAGCGGAATGTGGGACGCCACCACCGGGGCCAACCGGACGCTGAGCAACGGCAACACCACGACAACCGCTATAGGCAGCGGGTCGGAGAGCTACAGCAAGGCCGCCCACAACAGCGGCAAGTTCTACGCCGAGTTCTGGCAAGTCGGCTATACGGACGGGGTCGGCGACGCGCCGCTGCTCGGCCTCGTCGACGTCAACGACTATAGCCCCTACCTCCTCTTTGCCCCAGAGGGTTATCTGGACGGTACCAGTTCCGCATCCGATCCCGGTTGGACGTGGCAGCCCGGCGATGTCATCGGGATCGCCGCCGACCTCACGGCCCGCAAAATATGGTTTCGCGTCAACGACAAGACGTGGATACCCTCCGGCGATCCCGCCGCCGGCACGGGCGGCAACGGGTATCCCGGCACGTTGACGGATAACCGCCTCGCGGCGTGGCTGGACAGCGGCCAGACGATTTCGCTGCGCACCGGGCCGGATTTCATCCTGGCCGCGCCGTCCGGCTTTACCGCGTGGGATGCTCCCGTCAGTTTTGCAGTCACGGGCGTAGCGGCAGGGTCTGCGGTTGGCGCGGCCACAGTTACGGGGAAAGCCACCGTTGCGGCGACGGGCGTCAGTGCGGGGAGTGCGGTCGGCACAGCCACAGCAACGGGCAATGCCGCCGTTACAACGACGGGCGTGGCGGCCACCACGACGGTCGGCACGCCAACAGTCGTCGGCAAGGCGAACGTCACGGTCACGGGCGTAGCCGCTCCGGCGGCGGTCGGTGGTGTGTCCGTTGCAGCGGGGGGCGGCATATCGGCTGCTCCCATCGGCCAATCGGCCGCAACCGCCGTCGGCACGGTCACGGTCGCCGCCAAGCAGTTTGTCGACATCACGCCAACGGGTGTGAGCGCTGCCTCCGCGGTCGGCGCTGTCACGGTCAGCATTCCAGGCGCTGCGCCCGATTTTGCCTATCTGTGGACCAACACCAGCGACGTCAACGCCCTCTCCTACACCTTCACGGCGAAGGACATCGGCACCGACCACGCCCACCGCCGGCTGCACATCGGCGTCTATACGCCGACCGTCAATGCCAGCGCCGTCACGGTCGGCGGGGTTGCGGCGACGCTCGTGGCGTCCAATACCTATGCCTCGCTCTGGACGCTCTCGACGGCGGCAACGGCGCTCGCCGGACTGACGACGGCCAATGTGGTGGTCACGGTTCCCGGCACGGCTACGCGCTGCGCGGCCACCGTGTGGGTCGATTACGCAACCACCGGCGCCGCCGTTAATTTCGGCAGCGACACTGACTTCTCGACCGTCGACAGCATCGTGCCGCTGACCGTCGAGGCGGGCGGGCACGTTGTTTATGTTGGCTCGCAACCCGCTGCGACAGCCCTCACCACCGTGACCTGGCCGGGATCGCCGGACGCAGTCGTCACCGATTACAATGCCGTGCTGGAAGCGGCTTCAGTCGTCAATTTCGGCCATATCAACAACAGCGTCGCGGAAACCCGCAACCTGACGCTGTCCGAGATAACGTCGGGCAACAAGGCGCTCGTCGCCGCTTCGTTCGCCGCGGCTGGAGTGGCGGGCGTCACCGTCACGCCAGCCGGCGTTGCTGCGGGCGCGGCGGTCGGCACGGTTTCCGTCACGGCAGGCGCCGGCATTGCCAACCAGACCATCGAGTTCGGCGGCAAGACGCTTGCCAGCGCCGGCGGAGCCAAAGCAAGAGACATCACTGGGGCGCAGGTCGATTTCGTCAGTGTCGATAGTGTCATCTCCGGCACCGGAACGAACTGGGGCGTCACCAGCGGCAGGCTGCGGCGCGCGAGCAGCACGCCTGCGGCCAGCCACGGCGCGGTGCTGCGCTGCACGACGACGCTCGGCGTCATCGATGTCACCATCAAGTCGAGCGGCACCGACGCAGACGGCAACGACCTCGCCACCTCCTATTCGGTCATCGACCACGCGCAGATGGAGCTTGCGCTCAAGGCCACGACCATTGCCTTCGGCAACACTGTCCTGCTGCGCACCGGAGATGCGGTTTATAACTCGGCACAAACTCTCGCCTGCTACCGCGCTACAACTCCCGGCGGAACGTGGGTTGCGCCATCGCTGAAGGATGTTGACCATCCCGACAAGGGCTATGACCTCGATACCGGCACCTTCATCAAGATCACGCCGCACGCCGGGGCGCTGCCGGTCATTGCCAAGATCAGGGTTCTCGGCAATCAGCCAAGCGGGCCAGCCCAGTACCTCCGCTTTCACAATCTGAAGCTTGTCTACATGCCGCTCGTTGCCGTGACCGGCGCGACATATACGTCGTCGGCGCTCGCCATCGATAACAGCGCGCACAGTTGCGCCATCGACAACTGCGACATCTCCAGCGAACCCAATCACGCCCTGGCCACGGAGCTGCAGGTTTATTCCGGCATCCTGACCTCGGCGGGCAAGGTGTGGATACAGGACAACCACATCCACGATGTCGGCACCGGCATACAGGCCCTTGAAGCCGGCCTTAACAGCGCTCCCCCCGTGGGCAACGGCAACGTCTACATCATTGGCAACACCATAGAGCGCTGGTACGCGGACGGGATGTTGATCTTCCCGTCGAACGGGGCCAACTACACCATCGCGTGGAACCACTGGACCAACGCTCGCGGCCTCAACCAGACCGCTGGCCATCCGGGCTCCGGCCTGCATCCCGACTGCCTGCAGTTCCACAGGTATTCCTGGTCCGCCACCAATATTCGCATAGTTTGCAATCAGTTCCAGATTGGCGATTTTCCCGAACCCTTCGTCAACCCGCTGCTGGGGCCTGGCGCACAGGGGCCGTTCGGCGGCGCAGACCCTTGCATCATTTCGATTGGTTCGATCAGCGGCACGGTGCTGACCGTCACCCAGATCAAGCCTCCGAACCCGCCGCAGCCTCCGCTCTCGGTTGGCATGGCGCTTTACGGACCCGGCGTGCTGCCGGGAACGACGATTACGACGTTTGGGACGGGGACAGGCACGACAGGCACTTACAATGTGAGCATGTCGCATACCGCTACCGGCGATCAGGCGTTGATGGCGATACACACCATTCGCGACAGTGTGGTCGCTGGAAACCTCATCGTACTCGGTGGCTTCGCCAACCTGATCTCTCTGGGCAGTTGGGGCAATACGGTCGTTTACAACAACACCGCCGTCGAAGACCCCGACGCCATCGTCGTCGGCGCGATCTACTTCGGCAATCCAGACGGCATTGAGGCCAAGTACAACGTCTCTAACCGGATGGGGCCTGATGTCATCGGAGCGGGGGCAATCGCCCGAACGCCGACCGTCTACGACAAGAACTTCGATTATCTGGAAGCCGCCTACGCCGCCAACTTCGTCGACCCGCAGAACCGGGAGAACGTCACCGACCTAACGACGCAGTACGCGCTGAAATCGACCTCGACCGCCAACACGCAGACGCCGATCAAGGCCGGCGCGCACCAGGACTATATCGACTGGACGCTGAGGGAGCATTACTTCCCATGGGAAGCGAGTGGCGATGTCTCGGTCACGCCGACCGGCGTGGCGGCGGGGTCTGCCGTTGGAACCGTCACGGTCAGCGGCAAGGCCAACATCACGCTAACCGGCGTCAGCGCTGCGTCAGCGCTGGGCGGTGTTTCGGTCAGCGCCGGCGGCTCGGTTTCCGTCCAGCCCGCCTCCGTGGCGGCAACCGCGGAGGTCGGCGCGGCGGGCGTCAGCGGCAAGGCCAACGTTACGGCACTCGGCGTTGCCGCCGCCGCCGAGGTGGGTGTTGTAACGGTCACGACGACGACGCCGACGGTAATCTCTGGTATGAGTGTCTGGACAGGCGCTGACTGGGCCGACAAGCCGGTGAAGGTGTGGACAGGTAGCGTCTGGGCGCTTAAGCCAGTCAAGGTCTGGAACGGGAGTGTATGGGTATGACCATTGAAACTGGCCCGCCGGTCACAGGCCCCCCTCTTCCGACGCATCTCTCCGATACGACCTACGCAGAATTGCTGACGGACGTCGGCGAATATACCGGACGCAGCGACATCGCCGCTGTCTTCCCGCTGTTTCTCCGCCTGGCGGAAGCCAAGTTGAACCGCAACCTGCGCACCAGCTACCAAGAAACGACGGTCGCGCTGCCGGTGGTCGACGGTGAGGCAAGATTGCCGGCGGATTTCCTCGAGGCGCGCGCCTATGTTGCCGGGGATATCCGGCAGACCAACTTTGTCATCAGCAACGGCATGATTACCAGCCTCGGTTCGCCGTGGAGCGGTGATCTGACCGTGACCTATTATGCCAAAATCCCGCCGCTCAGCCTGATGAACCCGACCAACTGGCTGCTGGACCTCGATTACAACGTCTACTTGTACGCGCTGGCGGTCGAGGTCGGCATTTGGGCCAAGAACGCCGAGATGGCGAAGGCGGCGGAGTCGATGCGGGACTCGGCTATTTCGACAGTCATGCTGAACGACGAAAACGCCCGCTGGGGCCGCGCCCGTGTCGTCAACAGGGATTTAACCCCATGAGCCTGATTACCGCAACGAATGAAGTGGCTGACCTTGTCTCGCTCGACCGCTTTTCATCGGTGGCGGGCTCGGCGGACTCCGCCGCGCAAACGATGCTGACGCTCGCCCAGCAGGCCGGCGAGGAAATCGCCCACCGGGTCGACTGGAACCGGCTGCTGAAGCAGGCGACCATTGCCGGGGTGCCGTACACGCTGCCGGAGGATTATCACCGGCCCGTTCCCGGCTCCCTGATTATCACGGCGCTGGGAGTGTTTGTGCGTCCGGTGCTCAACAGCGGCGAGTGGGAGGTGATGAAGTATATCGGCTCGGCGCACCCCTACTATTACCGCTCGGAGGGAACGATCGACGTGGTGCCGACCTCGGCGGCGGAGGGGGCGACGCTGAACTATGTGTCCGGGCACTTCGTCGCCAAGATCAGCGGCAGTGATTACACCGCTGTTTTCGAGAGCGACGACGACACTCCGGTCTTCACCGAGGATTTGCTCGTGAAAAACATGGTGTGGCGGTGGAAGCGGCAGAAGGGACTCGATTACACCGACGATTTGTCCGAGTTCGAGGCCATGCTGCAGTCGGAAATCAAGGCGGATCGGGGGATTGCCTGATGCCGGTCGCTGCAGTTCGCCCATGGCGCACGCAATCCACCAACCGCGGCAAGTTGCCGGAACCGACATCGACGCCGTCACAGCCGATTGTCTATCCGGCCCCGCTCAACGGACTGGTGACGTCGATCAGCCTGGCGGAAGCCAGCCAGGCGTCGGCCTCGATCGCCACCAACTGGGTTCCGACGCTGACCGGATTGCGGATCAGGGGCGGCTCGGTCAGAAGGGCCATTCTGGTCGACCCGCTGCCGATCGCCTCGATGTTTACCTATCGATTCGGGGCCAATCACAAGATGTTCGCGGCGACGGCCAACGCCATTTATAACATCTCCAGCCCGCCGGCCCCACCCGCCACGACGCCAAAGGCCGTCAGCGCCCTGAACAGCGGCGAGTTCATGGTGTTCCAGCACACGACAACCGGCGGCTCGTTCCTGTGCGCCTTTAACGGCACCGATGCTCGACAGATTTATGATGGATCGACATGGGTCACGACGCCGGCCATTACATTCTCGGATGGTACGACGAGCGCTAATATAGGCGCGGCGTTCCTGTTCAAGCAGCGGCAGTTTTTGATTAAGTCCGGCACGTTCGATGCCTACTATCTCGGCGTCAACGCGATCGGCGGCGCGGCGACGGTGTTTCCGCTCGGCGGCGTGATGAAGCAGGGCGGCGGGCTCCTGACCGGGTTTTCCTGGTCACTGGAAAGCGGCGACGGCCTCAGCATGCTGTGCTGTTTCATGAGCACCGAAGGCGAGATTGCGGTCTATCAGGGCGATGGCCCAGACGATGCAGCGACGTGGTCCCTGAAGGGCGTTTATTCGATCGCCAAGCCGCTCGGCAAGAACGCGTTCCTGCGCGCCGGCGGTGATATCCTGATCTGTACGGTGTCTGGTCTCATTCCCTTGAGCCAGGTCTTTCAGCGCGACCGCGACACCGTCGATCTGGCCGCCATTTCACGGCCGATCGAGCATGACTGGCGCCGGATCGCCGAGGCGATGCCGTATGGCTGGTCGATTACGCCGTGGGATGAAAAGACGCTGGCCGTGATCACCTTCCCGTTCACCACGGTGGCTCCCGACTCCACCTATGTGTTGAACGTGCAGACGGGCAAGTGGAGCCTGATTACCGGCTGGAGCGCGCGGGCCTACTCGACCATCCAGGGCTCGCTGTATTTCGGCGACGGCAATGGCGTCATTTGGCAGGCCAACGCCTCCGGGGCTGACGATGGCATGCCGTTCAAGGCGATGTATCTCAGCCATTTCATGCCTGTCGGCGGCTTTGGCAAGCGGATGCAGGCGACGCTGGCGCACATGTATTTTCAGGGCCAGGTCAATCCGTTCGTGCGGCTGTTTGCCCGCGCCAATGGCGACATAACGGACCCGGAGGGCCCCGACGCGACCCTGGCGGACCTGATTGCCTCGGCGTGGGACATCGGCAAGTGGGACGAGGCAATCTGGGACCAGGGCATCACCACCACAAAGATCGAGCGGCGGCAGAACGTGCGGGCGACCGGCGACATGCTGGCGCTCGGCTGCGTGGTGACGTCGGGCGGTTCGACGCCGCTGCAGATGGACATCGACATGGGCGTGCTTCAGGTGGCGGCCGGGGAGTCCTCGGCATGAGCCAACATCACTATACGATCGGGATCGAGCCGTTCGACGCGGCGCTGAAGGACTGCGAGCCGCTGGCGAAACTCCATTATGAAGAAATGCGCTCCCGATTGGCGGGGCAGGGAATACCGATCGGCGAGTACAAGCCGCGGCTGGACGTGTATCGGCAGGCTGCGCAGGCGGGCTATCTGTTTACGTTCGTGGTCAGGACGGAAGAGGGCGAGGCCGTCGGGTATTCGAACGTTTATTTGCAAACCGATATGCATAACAGCGAGCCGTACGCCCGCGAGGATACCGTTTACATCAAGGCAGACCACCGCAACGGCGTCGGTCGGCGGCTGGTCCGGTTTATTCTCGACACCATGAAGGCGAAGGGCGCCAAGCGCTTTGCCATACAGCCCGTGACCGACCTTCGGGTCGGCAAAATCTGGCAGCGGATGGGGTTTCGCCCGGTGGCCGAAACCATGATCCTGACGTTCTAGGAGAGACCTATGTGTGCGCCTGACATGCCCGCCGCCCCCGACCCTCAAAAGCAGGGAGCCGCCCAGACGTCCGGCAATGTCACCACGGCGGCGGCCAACGCCGCGCTGCAGAACATCAACGAATACACGCCGCAGGGCAATGTCATCCGTAAGCAGACGGGCACCCAGCAAATCTGGGATGAAAACCAAGGCAAGACCATCAGCGTCCCGACTTATTCGACCTACCAGAGCTATTCGCCGCAGGAACAGGCCATTTACAACTCCGGCTCGGCCAACCGGCTCGGCGCCAATGCGCTGGCCGGCACGATGATCGACCAGGTCGGCAACGTCATTTCGAAGCCGATCGATTATTCCAACCTGCCGAAGGCGGGCAGTACGGCCAACATCAACCTGCCGAAATACACGGAGTTCGGGGCGGGTCCGAAGCTGCAGACCTCGATCGGCAACAGCGGTCCGATCACCCAGAACATTGCCAATGCGGGCGACATTCAGGGCAAGATCAACAACAACACCAGAGCCGCCACGACGTTCGGGCAGACCGGCAGCAAGATTCAATACGACGTTCCGGGCGCCAACGATTTCAGCAAGGACAGAGACAAATACCAGGCTGCGCTGATGGCGCGGATGAATCCGCAACTGGCGCAGAGTCGCAAAACGCTCGAGCAGCAACTGGTCAATCAGGGCCTGCAGCCGGGTTCGGAAGCCTATAACCGGGCGGCCGATCAGGCGAGTCGGCAGGCCAACGATGCGCGGTTTGGCGCGATCCTGAATGCCGGCACCGAGCAACAGCGGATGTTCGACATGGCGCTGGGGGCTGGCAATTTCCACAATGCGGCGAATGCACAGGATTTTGGGCAGCAATACCAGCGCGGGCTGTTCGGTCAGGCGGGGCAGGCGCAGAACTTCGGCCAGGACCTGTCGCGCGGCACATTCGCCAACGATGCGCAGGCGCAGCGCTTTGGACAGAATGCGGCGAGTGCGGCGTTCAGCAACGACGCGACGAGGCAGCGGTACGACGAACTGATGGGCCGGGCCGGGCTGTTCAATTCCAACACCCAGCAGATGGCCGACAATGCCTATCGGCAAACGGCGGGCAACAACACGCTGCAGGACCAGGGGTTCAATGCGCAATCGTCGTTGTTCGGCCTACAGAACACCGAACGCGGCAACGCGCTGGAGGAACTCTACCAGGCGCGTTCTCAGCCGATCAACGAAATCACCGCGCTGATGTCGGGCGGCCAGGTTCAGCAGCCGAACTATGCCGGGGCCAACATGCCGTCGCTGCCGAATATCGACTGGGCCGGTCTGTATCAGAACAACTTTGACAACAAGATGACCGGCTACAACGCAGCGTCGGCCAACAGCAACAGCCTGATCGGCGGCGCCGGCAGCCTGTTCTCCTCGATCATCGCCGCCTCGGATATCCGCCTGAAGGAAAACATCGTTCCGGTCGGCATAGCGCACGGCCACACCGTCTACGAGTTCGACTACAGAGACCCCGCAGACGGCGTCGGGCGTCATGTCGGTGTGATGGCGCAGGAAGTCATGCAAACGCGTCCTGATGCCGTTCTGCGGCGCGCTGACGGCATGCTGATGGTCGATTACGGCAAACTGTTCATGGAAGGACAAACCTGATGCCGACACCCTCATGGGCACAAAAGCGCGCGCAGATCGCGCAGGCTCTCGCGGGCGGCGGCGGTTCCGGCTGGTCGGGCCTCGGGCAGAGTCTCGGGGCTGGCATCATGGCCAATCCGATGCTGCGCTGGGGCAATCAGGGGGCTGCCGCGCCGGAAATGGCCGGCGGGATGTTTGGCGGCGGTCAGACGCAGGGGCAGCAGATGGCGCAAGCCAACGCCTCCCTACAGGGCGCTCCCGGCTTTAACTATGTGCCGCCGCCGGTCGGCCCGGCCCCTGCTCCTGCGGCCGCTGCAGGGGCGGTTGGCGCTCCGTCAATGCAGGAACTGAGCAGCGCGGCGTTCTTCGGCGGCCCCGGAAGGAATCTCAATCCAGAGGCGGCGGCCCGCCTCTACAACTTCAACAATCGCGTGCCGCCGGGCGGTCACCGCTGATTTGAGGGAACGACCGTCATGGCAAGCATACCGTCCTTCATCTTCGGCGCGGGTACGAAATACAAAACGCAGGAGGAGCTCGACCGCGCCCGCGAGCAGGTGAAGGCGCTGCTTGGCGACATTGGCCAAAGCAAATACGAGGGCTGGGGCAGCGTGCTGGCGGACCTCGGCAAGGGCATTTCCGCGCGGGTGGAAAAGGGCCGCATTGGCGAGGGCCAGGAGTTCCTGACCGGCGAGCAGAGCAAACTGTGGGATATGTTCGGCGGGGGTGGCGGTGGCGTCGGCGACATTTCCACTGAGGGCGGTTCGGACGCGCTGGCAGGCGGTGTTGGAAACGATGATTATCGGTCGGGGATCGCGGGGCTCGAGAGCAGCGGCAACTATAGGGCAATCGGCCCGCGTCATCCGAAGATGGGTCGCGCACTCGGCAAATATCAGATCATGGAAAGCAATATCGGCCCGTGGAGCCGTGAGGCTCTGGGTCGCGAGGTTTCGCCGGAGGAGTTCCTTGCCGATGAGGGAATCCAAGATGCGATCTTTGATGCCAAGTTCGGCTCCTATGTGAAGCAATACGGCCCGGAGGGGGCGGCGCGGGCGTGGCTTGGCGGTCCCGGCGGAGTCAACAAGCCGGGACGCAAGGACGTTCTCGGCACGTCAGTGGGCGACTATGGCCGACGCTTTATGAATAGTTTGGGCGGCGGCGGCTCCAACGCACAGGCGGGCGGCGGTGCGGGGGACTCGTTCCTGCAGGCGCAACCCAATCCGGCCCGCTTTGCTCCTGAGATCCAGACTCCTCCGCCGGCAGCGCCTAGCCCCTTGGATGACCGCAGGCGCATGACGCCTGCCATGATGGGCGGCGTTAGGGTGGATGACGGTGGAGGTGCGGGTGGCGCTTCCCCGCCATCCCCGATTGCCGCGGCGCTGTTCAATCCGAAGCCGATGGGCAGGTATCCGCTGCCGCTGGTTCCTGGCATGGATGGTCCGATGCCGCAGCCGGTGGGTCCTGGGCTGCCTATGCCACCCCAGCCAATGCCAGCCCCTCCACGACAGCCAACGCCTCCTGTTCCGTCGCCGCTGTTCAATCCGCAGGCTATGGGAGCGCCGCAGTCCATGCGCCCGCCGGTCGGCCCCGACCCTACTGGGCCCCGACTCGGCACGGCGCCACCCACAACAGCAGGGCATGGGCTGCCGCCTGGCGCGCGTCCCGGCGCGATCGCACGGGGCCAGGACGGCAAGACGTACCAATATGCGCAGGTCGGCGGTGGCATAGGCGACCCCAATGCGCCGCAGGACTGGATTCCGGTCAATACTGGTCAATCCATGGCTGGCACTGAGACAGCGCCGCAGCAGCAGTTCGCTCCGACCCCCGCGCAGCCTCCCATTCCTGTTGCCCGGCAGCAGGTGGACCCCTTCACCGATATGATCCTCGGCGACAAGGCAGCGCAGTTCAAACCGGGCAATGTCACCCAATCGACACCGGCTGAAAATGCGCGTGGCCTGTTGGCAGCGCAGCAACTGAAGCCCTTCGGGGCCAACGTCTTTCCGGCGGCTCCTCCCGCGCCGGGAACGCCCGCTGCCGCTGGTTTCGGTGTGCCTCAACAGGCCCAGGCCGGCGGTGGCGGCGCCAATCGGCAGGTCGGCGGCGGTGGCGGTCAATTTCCTCCGGCCCCGGCAGCACCAGGCCAGCGAGGCGGCGGTGGCCCGCAGGATAAGATCGGCAAGCTGATGACCATTCTTGCCAGCCCGTACGCTTCCGACGAGCAAAAGCGCATGGCGACGGCGATGCTGACCCGCGAATATGCGCTTGAGGACGAGCGCCGCAAGGCGAACACTCCCGAAGCACTACTCGGTCAGGAGCTAACGCGCGCTCAGATCGACAAACTGAAACGCGATACCGCAGAGGAACCGGGCGGGGAGGAAACCTTTTTCGGCAATCCGATCCTCATCAACAAACCGGGCGGCAAAACCGCCTACGGCATTTACGGCAACAAGGGGACGTTCAAGGAGATCCAGTTACCTGAAGGGACGACCGTCGCTCCACCGACCGAGGTCATAACCACCAAGACTGAGGAAATCCTTGTTGATCAGGCTGGCAATGTGATTTCGCGCACGCCAATCCAGAACCGTGAGGCGGCTGCGGCAACTGCTGCGGGCACGGAGGAAGGCAAGACGGAGGCGACCGTCGCTTCCGAACTCGACAGCATCACCAGCAAAATGCCGGGCGTTCGTGAGACTGTTGACGAGTTGGGAAAACTTGCGGATGCAGCGACCTACACGCAAGCCGGACAGCTATGGGATACTATCAGGGAGCAAACGGGCGCGGAGCCGCGCGAAGCCTCGGTGGCGCGCAGCAAGTATAACGTCATGGTCAGCAACCAAATCCTGCCGCTCTTGAAGGAGACATTCGGCACTCAGTTTACGGACGCTGAAGGCTTGCGCTTGCAGGCTACGCTCGGCGATGCAGACGTGGCGCCGTCCAAAAAACATGCCGCTCTTGAGGCATTCCTAAGACAGAAAGAGAACGATATCGCGGCCCTGCAAAGGCGTGCAGAGAAGCAGCCCGCAGCACCGGCAGGCGGCGGCAGCACCGGACAAGTGTTCGATTACGTTCCGGGAAAAGGGATGGTGCTACGTCAATGACTATTCAAGTCAACCTTCCGGACGGTTCTGTAGTCAACTTCCCTGACGGCACTCCGCAGGAGGAGATGGAAAGCGCTCTGGCCGCGCACACGGGACCGGCTCCTTCGCCGCAGATGCAGAGCAACCTCAGCCAACTGTCGGCAATGACGCAAGACCCCAAGGCCGGGATGGCCGCCGCCGCACCGGGCGCCGCCAACCAGCGCGCCGTCAATGAATACGACGCGATGCCGGGCTGGAAGCGGGCGGCAACGACGCTGGTGGATCTCCCCGGCCTGATTGCTAACGGCGCCACATTCGGCAACCTCGATGAATTGGCTGCGGGCGCGCGCTCGAAATTCCTCGGCACCGACTACGAAAAGGAACTGGCCACGCTCAACCGGCAGACAGAGGACGCCCGCGCGCGTCAGGGCTGGGCTGGAACGGGGGCGGAAATCCTCGGCTCGATCGGCACCGGCGGTGCTGCGGCCAAGGGCGTTGGCACGGTCGCCAAAGGTCTCGCCAAAGGCGTGGTTTCGCCCAATGTGATTAACGCACTCACAACTGTGGCGCCCAATGCCTCAAAGGCGAGAAAGGCCGTTGATTATGCGCTGCGGACGGGCCTTGCAGTGGGCGAGGGAGCCGCGCAGGGAGCCGCCACGGCGCACGGTGAAGGCCAGGACATGGGGCAGGGCGCCCTGTACGGTGGCCTTTTCGGGGCTGCGGCCAAGCCGGTTGCCGATCTTGTCACGGGCGGCGTCAGCAAGGTCGCGGGGATGTTCAATCCCAAAGAGGTGGCGCCCACGCTCCAGAAGATCAACTCTGTCAAAAAGGGCTTGTATGACATTGCAGAGAAGGCCGGCGTCATCATCAAGCCAGAGGGCATGAAGAAGATCCTTGATGATGCAGAGGCAACTTTTACGCAATACGATTCCGAACTGCAAACAGGTGCGGCAGCAGTCTTGCGGAAAATCAGGGAGAGGCAGGGCCAAAATCTCACACTGAAAGGGCTGGATGAGATACGCAAAATGGCGGGCAATGCCTACCAGGGGGCGATGGCTCCTAACGCGAAGACCAACAACACGGCTGTTTCCGAACTCGTCAAGCATATCGATGATTTGATCGAGGGCGCGGACCCCAACTTTATAGCCGGGGTTGATACTGAAGTTGGCGCCAAGGCGCTGAAGGCGGCGCGCGAGGTTGCTCATCGCGGCTTCAAGCTGGATACGGCCCAGAAACTTCTCAAGAGGGCGACAGGACAGTCCGAAAGCAACATCACAGACACAACGGTAAGGTCCGCCAAGAAGCAACTTGCCAAGATCAATGACCCGTTCCTGAACTGGGGCCGCGGCTATACCGCTGTGGAAAAGGCGGCGGCGGCTAAGGCGGCGGCATACACGGGGCCTCAACGTGTCATGCACAATCTGAGCGCCCTGAACCCATTCGCAGGTGGAAAACTCAATGCCATGGCTGGTGTGGCAGCACTCGGGCCAAATGCTTTCTTCCTCGGCCTTCCTGGTCTGGGGTTGCAGGCGGCGGCTGGAGTCGGTGGCTATGCCGCCGGCAAGTACGGCGAGCACCTCGCCAAGAAGAGCGTCAACGAGTTCCTGGACACGGTGGCGCGCGGCGGCGTGCCTGCTCCGCAGATCGAAAACGCGATCCAGAAAATGGCCAAATCCAAGCAGGATGCGGTGCGCCGCGCCCTCATGAGCGGCATGAACCAACAATACAACCAGCCAGCGGAAAGGTAATCTTCAATGCCCAGAGTTGGCGGAGTCATGCAGTTGCTGTCGGGGACGCTCGCCGTTCCCAACACCACCATCCAGTCGGCCCCCTACAACGCCCAGCAACAGGACTGGGTGCTCGACGCCAACAACCCGCGCCCGATCACGGCGGGCGGCACCGGGGCGACGACGGCCACACAGGCGCGCCTCAATCTGGGCGCGATCGGCGCGACGGACCTTGCCACGGCGGCCACCAAGGCAACCGTGGTCGATACCGACAGCGTCGTTATTATCGACAGCGTGGCGCCCGATGCCGGCAAGAACAAGCGCTGGCTGGTCTCGGCGCTCAAGGCATCGTTGGCGACGATGACGGATCAGCAGTTCAAGTTGGTCAGTACGGACGGCGGCGCCGCAGCTGACCCGCAGTTTATCCTTGATCGGATCAGCTCAACGCCAGCGGAAGAGGATTTGCTCGGCTTCGTCGGCTTTCGCGGCCGCAACAGCACTGGCCCGACGGGAGTCACCACCTATGCCTACATCCAGGCCGGCATAACGGACCCCGTCAACAACCAGGAGGGCGGTTCGCTTAAGTTCGTGACCATGAACGGGGCGGTCGGCACCGCTGTGCTGACGCCGACCCTGACGCTCGCCAACGGCCATACCACCGTTCACCACAATCTCGGCGTGCTCGGTGATGCAACATTCAGCGGGGCGGCCACATTCAACGTCGCGCCGATCTTCAATTCATCCCCGACCGTCAATGGCGACCTGACACTGGCCAGCACCGACGCCTCGCTGGATTCCGGGCCGAACCTTAACTTTATGCGGAACAGCCTGAGCCCGGCGGACGGCGACTGGCTGACCGACATTCGCTTCTATGGCCGCAACAACGGCAACAATTCGACCCTGTACGCCTCGATTTATGCTGTCATTACCGATGTTACGGGAGGCAGCGAGGATGGTTCGCTGGTCTTCCGCACCATGACCGCCGGGTCGCCGACCGCAGCGCTTCTGCTCGGTCCCACCATGTCGATACTGTATAGCCCGTTGACGTTCCAGAGCGACCTCATTTCCTCGGTCGCTGGAGCCCGTCTCGCCACGACCGGCGCGGGAACGATTACGCTCAGGCCAAACGGCATCGGGTCCACCGCCGGGCAGTTCGTCGTCAATCCATCCGGCAACGTCCAGGCGGACGCCAACGTGGTGTCTGGGTCCGGCGTTTTTGGCAGCCTGACCACCAACGCCTACCTGTCCACCAACGGGGCCGGAACCATCAAGCTACGCCCTAACGGCAGTCTTTCGGCAGTCGGAGAGTTTATCGTCAACGCGTCCGGCAACGTGCAGTCGGATGCCGGCACGTATAGCGGCAACGGCATTTTCTCCAGTTTAGTCGCCACGCTCAACCTCAGCACTTCGGCGACTGGGACGATCAACTTCCGCCCCCAGGGGCCCGGCTCGTCGACGGGCATGATGACGCTGTCGTCGGCTGGAAATCTCACCGTAGCCGGCACCATTTCCGGCGGGTCCGGCTACCTCATTTCCTCCAATTCCTTCATTTCCGGCGCGACGTCTTCCATCTGGGGCAACGACGCCTCCGGCACACTGATGACCTTCCGTCCCGTGGCCAGCGGCTCCACTGCCGGCGAGATGACGCTGGGTGCGACTGGCACCCTGTCGATTACCGGCAACGTCATTTCCGGCACCGGCTATTTCCAGACACCGACCGGCGATACGACCCTGGCGTCGGGAACCGGCGGAACCGTCTACCTGCGCCCTAACGGCACAGGCTCTTTCATTGGCTCGCTTCGGGTGACAACCACCACGCTTGGCGTGTTTGGCGAGACCGGCGCGGCGCGCGGCGCCCTCGCCGTGCCGACCGGCTCCATTAAGCGCACGACCTACGCCACCAGTACTGTTACGACTGGAGAATTGGCCGGCGTCGTCATGGCCATGATTACCGACCTCAAAGCAATGGGCTTCTTCTCATGACCGCACAAGACCGCATCGAACGCGACCTCCGCCTGTTCATCGGCGACCTTCAGGTGCAAATCCTGATGCTCAAGGCGCAGATCGCCGAGTTTCAGGAGGACGCCGCAGCCGCCGAACTGGACAAGCAGCCGGCGGAGCCGGACATCAAGCAGCCGCACAAGACCAACGGCAAGCACAGCGACGTGGCGCCCCATGGCTAACGACCCACAGGTCAAGGAATGGCAGCACGCCCTCAACAAGGCGGGCTTCAACGTCGCGGCTGACGGCGACTTCGGGCCGAAGACGCTCGAGGCTTCGCTCGCCTCGCTGTATGATGCGGCCGCGCCGCCCGATCCCTATCCGCACGAACTGCCGATGGACTGGCTGCCGCCCTCGGACAAGATGGTGCGGATCATCGCCCACTGGACCGCCGGCTCCTACAACGTGTCGAGCACCGACAAGGAGCACTATCATTTTGTCTGGAGCGGCGACGGCGATGCGGTGCGGGGCGACCACAAGGTCACAGCCAACGAAAGCAGCGCCGACGGCGTCTATGCGGCTCACACAAAAAATTGCAACACGGGGTCGATCGGCGTCAGTGTCGCCTGCATGGCCGGGGCGGTGGAAAATCCGTTCTATGCGGGCTCCTATCCGATGACCCGCGCGCAGTGGGACGGCATGTGCCGCGGCATTGCGCAGCTATGCGCCTTTTACCAGATCGACGTGTCGCCCGAGACCGTCCTGAGCCATGCCGAGGTTGAGGCCAACCTCGACATCGACCAGTCTGGCAAATGGGATTTCACGCGGCTTGCCTGGGACCCGGCTATCTACGGGGCCACCGCCTGCGGTAATCTGCTTCGCCTCCACGTCGCAACTTTGCTCGACGACGTCCAGATCGTCTAAAGGAGATTTCACATGGCAACCGCACCCACCGAAGCCGGACAAATCACGGTCGGCAAAACGACTCTGGCGCAGCCCTATCTCGGTGTGCGGCCGCTCGGCATGTCATCACAGAACGAGGCCGACAGCGAGGCCAAGGTGACTCTGAACGGCGACGACGATACCGCAGTCTATCTGTGCGGCGTGATCGTGACCGGCTCCGGGGCCGACGTCGCCAATGTGGTCGAGGTGAGGATTACCGGCCTCGAGAGCGGGCCGAGAACGTTCATCTATGGCTTCGAGGAAGGCCCGACGAAGATCAACCAGCCGCTCGTGCTGACCTTCATTCCGCCGCTGCCTGCCACCGATGTGAATACGCCTGTCACCATCACCTGCCCTGCGTCCGGGCCCGGCGGGCTGCACAACACAGTCACCGCGTGGGGCTTCGCCTCCACTGTCGGCGATTGACCTAGTGCGGTGGTCAGTGAGCCGACCAGTTGGGTGCGCGAGAACTCGACGCTGGTGGTTTTTCTGGTCGGGCAGATGCTCGCATTCGGTGCTGCGGGGGCGTCGATCCTTGCCTACATGGTGAAGCTGGAAACGCGGGTCTACATCATGGAGACGCGCGGGGCCGAATATACCGTGGACCGCATGAATAAGTTCGACAATCGCATCACTGTCTTGGAGCAGAAGATTGAGGGTGGGCTTGCCCGGCTTGAGCGCGTCGTTGACCAGTTCATGAAGGGCCAAAAGCCGTGATCTACTTCTTGGCATAGAGTGATCGCGGCGGCAGGGAGGGCCGCTGAGGGGTTTTCTCCTTCGGGGCTACCTTATCGAAGCCCCTGCCCTTCAGATCGCCTGTAGGGCGCTTGACGCCCGTGTGGGCGGCCCTTATGGCGGCGATCTTACCCTTCTTGTAAACATCGTCCCCGGTTTTGATCTTGTGGCAGGGAATGCAGATCGGCACCAGGTTTCGCTCGGCGTGGCGACCGCCGCCGCTCAGCGCAACGGTGTGGTCAATCTCCCACTTTTTGCCGCCCATGTGGACGCCGCAGATGTCGCAGCATCCATCGTGGTCGTCATAGACACGCTGTCGGACCCGTGGGGGAATCTTGGTGTCATGGGTCGCACCGACCCACTCAGGAACGCTTCTAGCCATGTGTCTCTCCCGCTGCGTGTTTGCGGTCGAGGAACATGTCCAAGGCGTTTTCACGTCGTGTGCCCCAGCGGATATGACTCGGGTTAACGCATGCCTTTTGGTTGCAGATGATTGGGGCGTGGCAGACTATGCTTCTCGATGTCGGCTTTGGTCCATGGACCTTTTCACAGACGTAAATGTGAGCGTATTTGGTCCCGTACTTTTTTGGTCCGATGGTGCCGTAGCCATTCGTTGTATCGATCGCAAAAGGCCAAATGATGCACTCGTCTGACGGCGACGAGGAGAGGAGGCGGGCGAAGAAATTGGGGATTTCATCGTACCCTGTCTGCCCCGCAAAGGGATCTCCGTACAAGCGCTGCCTGCGCCAGTGGTTATCGCAGAAGCCTTTCGCGATCATCGGGCGGAAGCACCCGACGATTTTACAATGAGCCATAACCGTCGTCCTCGATCCTTTTGGACAACAGATCCAATTCTCTCGTTTTCTCTTGGTAGGCTTCTATGAGTCGCCGTTGTTCAGCGGCCAGTTCGGCCCGCATGTCGGCAATGGTGTCGCTGATGCGCTCTTCATAGGTATGACGCAGCGCCAACCATTGCGTATCGTGGTCGGTAAGGATTTTTGCTTTTTCCTTACGAAGTCGATCCCTAAGCTCTTGTCTGATTTTCTCACTCAGCCCCCATTGTTCTGCCAGGGATACCTGCTGTGCGGGCTTTGCGTTGGCATCAATGCGCGGCTTGAAGGGAGCAATCGGTTTCTCCTGCATGGCCTTTTCAATCTCTTTTTCGAAGTCTGTCGTGTCCACTTTCGTTTCCTTTTCGTTATCCGGCGACTATCCGGCGACTATCCGGCGACAGTCAGCCGGCGGGTTTGTGTGACGCAGAGCGCCCTATGCTTGGCGCAATAGCTGCTTTCCGGGGTTCGCGCAGCGCCGCAGAACAGCATGTCCGCCCCCTCGCCGGACAAGGGATACTTGCAATGGCTCGGCTGTAGCCGGACCAGCGTCAGCGGCCGCGGATGATCCCCTACGCGCTGTGGAGCCCAGCGCAGGCGGCGCTCAGCGGTGGCGTAGCGCTTTTCGGCCCCCTTCGCCAACGGTGCCGGCACAGAGCCGGGAAGCCCGATCGCGTGCAGGTGCGGGGTCCGCCAGATTATGCCGACGATTGAGTTGCGGGTGCGGCCCAGCATATCGGCAATCGCCTTGGCGCTGTGCTGGCGGGTGAGCAGCAGTTTCTCGATCTGGTCTATTTCGTCCTGGGTGGGCTTCCCCATTGCATCGTCCTTCAAAAGCGCCATGTTATCCTCCTGACTTGCTATCGTCCTTTTCAGCCGCCGTGCCCTCCCTGAGCGCGGCGGTTTTTTCATCGACGGGCACCTCGATCCAGCGCAGGTGATAGCCCTTAGCGTCAACCACCCGCATCATCTTGGTGGTGCGCCCGACTACGTTAAGGTCCATGAGGTTTTCGTAGCGGCCCATCACTCCGTCTCCTTTGCCGCGGCGAGGGCCGCCTGCACCTCGGTGAGTTCGGGATCGTAGGAAACGACGACCGGCCCACCGCGATTTGCCTTTTGCAGACGCCTGTACAGTCGCACCAGCGCCGCGTCCTTGGCCGCGATCTGCGCCCGCGCCTCGGTGAGGTCGGCTTGCAAGCGCCCTATGCTTTCAGGCGTCATCTGGTTGCGTTCCCACTCGCGGGCCATCACTCCGCCTCCCGTGCTGGCGTGGCGAGAGCTGCGTCTATTGCGGCTAGGTCTTCCTGCGCAGCTTCGGTGTTGTAGAACTGATTGACAGCTCGCTGGACATAGACGCGCGTCATCCTCAGCGCCGCATCCTTAGTGGCGATCTGCGCCCGCGCCTCGGCGAGGTCGGCTTGAAGATCATCAATCTGATTGTGTAGTTTGGCGATGTCCCCTTGCAGTTCCAGCGGATCAGCCATCACTCCGTCTCCGTGCTGGCGCGGCGAGTGCGGCAAAGGCCCGTCGTAAGTCACCCACAGTGATAGGCGTGGTCGGCAGGCTGTATGGGTAGTCGTCGGGGTAGTTGCGCAGCCGCGCCGCGTCATCAGCGAAAGGCCGCAGCGCCGCATCCTTTGCCGCGATCTGCGCCTTGAACTCGACCGCTTTTCGGTGTGCCTCGGCAGTCATATCGGATGCCGCTGCAAGCTCCTTGTCCTTGAACGCGATCTGCGCCCGCGCTTCGGCGAGGTCAGCCTTGAGCCGGACAATCTCCGTCCGGTGCAGCGCGAAAAGATCGTCCAGTTCGTCGTCCTCGGCCATCATCGTGCATCCCTGTTGTCTGTGAATACGACGCCGCGCTCGGTGCCCCATGCAAATATGAAGTCGAGCAAATCGCTCATCTGCTGCTTTGAAAGCCGAGACGAACTGAATCCCACAGGAAACGGTCTGCCGTCCAAGCCTTCCTCGAACTGAACAGCATGACCTGCCGCATGGAGGAACAGAGACTTCCAAACCTCTGGAACATGCATCCGGCCGTCCGGCTTTGCGCGCGAAATGTCGGAGAGGGCTGCCCACATGGCCGCATTGGCATCCAGCGAGCGCTTTTCCTCGCTGATCTTCACCATCGAGTTCAGCGGCGCCCGATCAATCAGCGCCTTGGCGAGCGCCCGCTGGGAGGCGCCGACTAATCTCACGTACTGCGCGCACATCAGCCGGCCCGGAAAGCGCCCTCGTAGGCGTTCGGCTTGTCGCCGGGGAAGGTGTCGTCGTCGGGCGCCACCTTGGCGGCCAGTTCGGCCCGCTTGCCGTCAATGAGGTCTTTTGCGGTTTCCTTGAACGACAGATTCCAAGCCTCGTCGATGGCGATCTTGCGCCAGGCGGCAATGAAGTTTTGCAACTGGACCTCGTTCGACACCTCGGCGAGTTCCGGGGCGAACTGCGGCCATGAGCTTTCGCGCTTCAGGGAGGCGGATGATTTGTGCGGCTGGTCTGGAGCAAACTCTTGCTCCATCTCGCGAACGTGTTTGTTGTCCTCAAACATGCCCATGTGAACGTCAGCGCCGACGCCGATCATCTTCAAGGCATTCGTGATCGCGTCCGTAAACGCCTTCTTGAATGCCTCATCATCGGTCGATAGGCCGAACTTGTTCTTGCCCAGAACCTTGTCGCCGCCGACCCCCATGACTTCTTTTACTTCCTCGTCGTCGGGGATGAGATACCAGACAGTCACTGTGCAAAAGACGAGGATTTCCTCACCTGCGGGCACAATCTCGAACTTTGGCGCCCAGACGCCCCAGCCCGCGCCGCACGGGCCGAACTCCTCGGTCATGCGCTTGTAAGACCATATCGGTTTGATGGCCGTTCCCTTGAAACCGCCGCCGCGCGTGAATTGTTTCGTGTGCTTTGGATCTGTGCGGGCCAGAAGATCCCAGTACTTTGTGTTCTCACTCATGGGGTATTATCCTTCGGGTTGACGCTCCAGAAACGCTTGTATTCTTCTTCCAGCCACAGCGAGAGTTTCAGTTGGACGGCCAGGTAACTGTCAGGCTCCGAAGGCACAGCGTGCTCATCGAGCAGGGCGCGGATGGCGCTGCGGGCGCGGTATTCATTGTCGGCGCTGACGGCAGCAGAGAGGTCATCCATAGCGACCACCGCGGCCGAGCGCTTCCTCGACCATCTGGCCGAGCCGCATTTCGGCATTGCGGCTGACTGTGCCGTCTGAGAAGGTTTCGCCGTCATAGCGCTCCTGGAAATACTCGAGGCATTCCTCCAGAGCGGCGCGCGCGCGGCGGAGTTCGCTCTGCCGAAGGTCGAGTTCCTGCGCGAGGCGGTTGGCCTCAGCCTCGAGCTTGCTATAGTCGCTCATCGGTCCTGCTCCCTGTCTCTTTCCCATTCCAGTTCTTCATCCCTGCGCGCCTCGTATTCCTGGTCCGCGCGGTCTTCTTCGCGCTCCTGGCGCTCCTGATCGGGATCGCGCTCTTCGCGTTCCTCCTCGTTCGTGTAGGGCTCCAGCCCACACCAAGCTGGCGTGCGGCCGGCGCGGAGATAGTCCAGCGTCGTCGCGTTGACCTTGTAATATCGGCCGTCGACCAGCACGACATAGCCGGCCTCCTGGCCGGGACGGTATGACTTGCTGGCGACGTGTATGTGCTGCATAATGGTCGTCTTTCTTGGTTGAAAGCGAAGTGAGTGGGATGCGAGCCAAGTTGGACCCTTGGTCCGCATCCCCTTCTTCCCCATTTGATCAGTAGCAAGTCTCGGTGCACGTCCACGTCTTGAACACCCAGTTGCAGCGGGTGGTGCAGTTGGCGGCGTAGGCTGTGGCGCTGCCCAGAACGGTCAGGGCTGTGAGTGCGAAAATCAGTTTCTTCATGTTCGTTTTCCTTGGTTGATCTCTTCAGTAGCGGCCTCACCGCTAGACCCCGAAGGGTTTCGATCTTTAGGATTGAGCCTTCTGGGCGCGGACCGATGCAAGGAGTGCGCCGAAGGCACTCTTCCATTCCGCGTAGCCCTGACGCTGCTCTTCCAGTGTCCATGTGAGGGGCTCTTCGATCACCTCAACGTCGAACGGGTCGCGCAGGCTGCGATGGTCGGAACGGGGGCCGCCAGCCTCGATGGCGTCCTGCTGCCGCTCGCAGTCCTCAACGTACCACTGGTACAACTCGCCTGTCTCTTCGCCGTAGATCGCCATGTGAAATCTCCTTGGTTGGTGATTTCCATGTAGGATATGTCTGACATGCCGTCAACAGATATTTTCGCACATTGACAAAAAAAGCGTAGGCGTCTACCTAAGCGCATGACCCTGACAATGTTCAAAAACCGTGTAGAGCAGTTCCTACGTGATCGAGGCTGGTCGCCGACGACCTTCGGGCGCGAGATGGCGGGTGATCCGTGCTTTGTCTCGGACCTTCGATCAGGCCGGGAGCCGCGCGAGGCGACCAAGCGCAAGGTCATCGAGGCCATGAAGGCCCGCGCCAAGGCGGATGCATGACGGGCAATTCGTGTTACAAAGTGCTGGGCGCTTGGCCCAAAATAGGGGAATGCCATGAAAAAGTTTCTAGGGGCAGCAGCCCTCGCCCTGCTGATGAGTACGAGTGCCAACGCCGTCACGCTTGGCGGCTTGGATTGGGACACGAGCAACGCAGGCAATCTGACCCTCAGCCCGACAGTACCTGGCGGCAACCAGCCACAGAACCAGCCCTGCCTGATCTGCGGCGCAAACCAGCCGCAGCAGTTGGATGGCTTCGGTTATAACTGGTACAAGAACGCCGGTAACATCGACGGCATCAGCGCCTTCTCGAATGGCGACGGCAAGGTCACGCTCGGCAACGATGTCGTCGGCGCTGGCTATACGATTGGTGACGGCTCGCTGTTCCAGAACTATCTGGATAGCGGCGGCAT